TGCACCGCCAGTTTGTTCATCCCTGCTACAGGTGTTAAATCCGTAATGCATTTTATGACAAGGAAAGCAAAAATTATCATAGTAATCCGGAGAAAAAGAAGTAGTATTCCTCCAGTGTTTAGATAAGTTTTCTTCAGAAGAGTGAGAAAGCATTACAATCTTATGATTGCTCAGTGTAGAAGCAGCATTTAATACCCCAGTTTCTGGGCCAATTACTACAGAACACTGATCTAAAAAAGAAAGAGTCTTTCTTATAGACCACTTACCTGCCTTTGTTACAACTCTCTTTTCATCTTCCCAACCTTGCTCTAAAAGCTGACACAGTTCATCGCCTACAGTAACAAAAGAGACATCGTTTCTGCTGGATAAAACATTAGCTATTACACTATCAGACCAAGGATAAACCTTATGCACAGACGATCCAGACAAAGCCCATAACACCACGTGCCTTGACTTTATCTTTTTTCTTTCCTTCCGGGCCCATTCCTTTTCTTGCCTGGTAGGATAGAACTTAGGATTAAATATATGTGGAACATCTGCTAAGTCATGGGTTCTTTCCATATAATTAACATTACATTCTTCATGTAACTTATCCTTATCCCAGAAAAATCTCTCATCCCCTTTTACTAAGACAGTCTCTCCACTCCTAAGAACAGAAGGTCTATCAGGGACAACCAATAAAGAAGCTTCTATGGATTCAGAAAGCTGTATTACCTTATCAAATAATGGAGGAAGGTTTTCCCAATACTCGTTGAGTTCACCCTCTGGTATCATGCCGGTTCTTTGAACTAAAAGCTCATCTACATAAGGATTACTCTTTAATATATCCTCCCCAACGGGGGAAACATTAACACAAACCCTGTAACCCTGATCCTTTAACAACGGTAGTATAGAACTAACTTGCAACATATCTCCAAAAGCGCCATACCTAACAATACATACGGTCTTTTCTTCTCGAACACCCCCAAAATCCTCTGGGGTATATTCGCTCAACTCCCTTTCGGGAATATTTATTCTTATCACTGTTTCTTTAAAACGCCCATCCTGCTATGACGCCCGTTCCTCTCACCATTTCACCGTTAACACGACCTTCATTGTTTGTTCGTCTCTGATCATACCTATAATCCATAGCTCTCTCATCGAATAATTGAGAACCGCTGGTATAACCTTTTAGAACAGGATCTGTATGACCATACCCCATTTCTGGAGTCTCAACAGCACCGCCAATAAAGGCATCAATCATATTTAATTTACCTGCCATTTTAGTATCCTCATATGGATTAGGGGCGGTTTCCCGCCCCGTCACCAATTAATTTAACGCCACTCGAATTTACCACGATCAGTATTGACCGTTGATTTCGCGATTCCCTGCGGCATCTGAGCCTTACCAATACTGTCCATACCTAGAGATTTTAAAGATTCCCCAGATATGTCCTTCTTTTCGATAAGACCATTCTGATTAACCGTAGGAGCGCTTCCTGCTGTATCTTTAGCCATAATTGACCTCCTTAGTACCATTCAACAACAACATACGGATAACCCATACCAGCTTCAGTACCGGCATCTACCCCAACAACTGGAGTACATTCGATCTGAGTATCAGCGGGAATAGCCTCTGCTATGATGGCATCCGTATCATCTTGGATATTGAATGTATCTGTCAATGTAGTACCGTCTGTAATGTTAAGCTTGCAATAAGCATCCGCATCTCCAGTCGTCCCGACCTGAAATGACGCCTCTGTACTATCACACGCGAAAGTCTCTGTAACCTCAATACCAACATCAATAATAGTTCCTTTCTTACCCGTTGGCCCCTTAAAAGAGAAAACGGTAGGTGTACCATTACCTAAGTCTTGGCTAGCACCAGATTGGATTCGCGTAGTTATGGGATTTGAATAACTCATAATATATCTCCTTTAAGCTGCGCTGTCCCACATCACGATGCGTGACTGAGCCTGCTGTGTGTGAGTAATGCCAAATCCGCCAAGGTAGTACCATGCGACGCCACGATCCCTTCCGTAATCCCCAGGAATTTTCCCACGAATTTCTTCAGGAACTGCAATAGCTTCAGCAACAGTATCCTCACCAAAGAACAAAGCCCAATTTGATTTTGAATTAGTCCAAGCTGCAGCAGCAGTGGACATACCAGCCTTCGCAATATTAGTTTGTTCTACGAATCTAACGCCTTCGTAACGACCAATTTCGCCATTCATAATCATCTGAAAGCCAGGATCAACATACTGCTTGATTGATTCTAGATCATCTTTCAGAGTACGCCACGTTGTCGGCCATGCAAGAGCGTAATAATCATCGTCAGCATAAGCTGGGATATTACGTTCTTTCATGACATCAACGATTAACTTAACATGTTCTTTCTGAAAAGCAACATCGTTAGTTATCGTACATGCCGTGTTAGTCGTCAACGTGATAGCTGACGTGCTAGACCCACCAGTGGGAACTACACGTAAAGCACACGCATTAAACTGAGCAGCGGCAAGAGTATCGAATGCCTTCTTGGCATCGTTCTTCAACACTTTCCTTACTACCTCAGACACTGGCTGCTCAGAGAGATCGTCTAACTTGCCCGTCCACGGTACAGAGTTACCTGCTTCCGTGATCGTCATTGTTCCCTGAGAGATAGTGAACGAGGTTTCTGGGACGGTATTGGTTTCAACTAGTGTCGAGCCTTGAGTGGCTACGTCACTAAACACGTTCCAATGGAATGTATCTCCACGATGGAGTCCCTGATGCGCTGCGTCTTTAACGTCGCAGAACTGGCGGAACTTCACCATTGGCTGAACTGCCATCCTAAGAAGGCGGCTCAGATTTAGAGCATACATATAACCACCGGAGGTGCTAACTGACCATACTTGTCCAGCCATAATTACCTCCTATAGAAGTTATAAAAGTTGACCCCTAGCCTTTTTCATCTCCTGAACTATTTCAGAAGGTGTCATTGGAGCTTCATCAGAACCAATGTTTGCAGAAGCCAACGCGGATCTAGGTTGGCGCACAATCTTCTTTTTGCGCTCAAACCTACCATTTGATTTAGGCATTGTACCTGCCCAATCACGAGTATATTCAGCAGCTGCTTTTATAATTTCAGCCGGTGTCCAATCAGGATTCTCCTGAGTTAGGGTAACCGTTTTATTATCAGCAACAGTTCTAAGTTCCGGAGACTCTGCTATATCTGGAAAATCTTCCTCAAAAGACCTAACAGCCTCTTCTAAAGATCTTTGATATTGAAGTCTATGGACCTTTTCAACCTCTGCTTTTTTACTCTGATCATAGGACGTAATAGCCCTACGTACAACCTCTTCTACATTTTGGGTAGCGTTGCCGCGCCCACTATTCGACAAGGTTTTTAATAGACGAGCGGCCTCTTGGGCATCGTCTTCAAACAAAGCACTATGATATTTTTCAACTATGTCGTCAACATCACTAACTTCGCCTTCTTCAGCGGCGTCCTGTTGGGGTGGCCTGCTGTTTAAATTTGCTACATATTGGTTTATCTGTTGCTCACGCGCAATAAGTTGCCTTTCTTTTGCAGCAGCAACTTCAAACCTTTTTTGTGAAGCCTGATCTTTTTGATGAGATCCTTTTAAAGAGTCAAAAGGAACTTCAAGTTCCTGTCCGTCTACTTTAATACGAGTTTTCCATTCCTCTCCATCATGCCATATTGGAGATTCTACTTCTTCATCAAACCCACCTTCTTCATCTATTTCCTTACTTCTTCTTTCGTAAATATCTTCTAAAGCTTTTTGCCTATCAGAAGTGAATTGATTCTCTTCTTTAGGAGCGTCTTCAGAAGTTTCTTCAACCTCTTCTAACGCATCCTTCGGGGTAGCGTTATCCATTTTGTATTTCCTTACGGTTCAAGTTCACCGGAGTTTTTATATCTAGAAATAGCTTCTGCATTTTCTCCGGTAGTAATTACAGAAGCCAACCATTTTAAAATATTTATAGGAGAAACTAATTTATCACTAATCTCCCTATATCTATTTAGCTCTTGTTCTGGAGAATAACTCCATCTAGAACTGGTCATCTCTTGTAAGAGTCTGATGCCATCCTTATATTCATTGGTGGCTTTCCCTATGATAGCTTGACCAATGGATGTATTTAAGAACTCCCTAGCATTCTTTCCGACTCTTATTCTTTTAACTAAATCTTCTATCCCTACTTCAAAGGGATCATAATAATCCATATTATCCTACCGCGTAAGGTACTTTATTATAGTCGTTCCTCGCCATAATTCCTACGGGTCCTTCATCTAACATTTCTTCCTGCCTATCAATCTCATCTTGTGCTATCTGATTAATAAGCGCCTCTCTTTGTAACATAAGCTCCGCTCTTCTAGTAGCTACATCCTCTTGCTTGAGCTGTAGATCTATATATTGCAACTGAGCATCTATCTCCTTCTTTCTAATCTCAGCGCCAGTCTTCATATTCATAGCTTCGAGATTTCCCTGTTGTTTCATCTGCTCTACCTCTAAACGATTCTGGAGCTTGAGTTGCTCGGCTTCAATAAGTGTTTGCATCTCTTCAAGTTGAGCCTGCATCTCAGCCATTCTTGGATCACCCTCAAAGTTAATAAACCTATCGCCATCCTTATAACCAAGCTGGCCAAAAACTTCTTTGGTTACTTCCTGTATATTAATCCTATCAGCTATACCCGGAAATGAAGCCAATGTCTGCAGGCCTAGCATAAGATTCTGCACTTTCTTTAATGGATCAGTAGCATTAATACCGACATTAACCTTTAGAAGAACCTCGTACTTAAGTAGATCATCTACAGATACATCCTTCATTGCTTGGTTAATACCCACCGCGGCTTCACCAGCTAAAGCTAAAATAACTTCATCTGTCTCGTAATACTGTTCTAGTCTAAGAAGTTGTTTAAGAACCTTCTCTACCCAAGTTTCAGAAAAAGTCCTCAGAACATATTCAATAATACTTCCAGTGCTGTTAGCTAACAGAGACATACCGCCAACAGTTTCATTTAAAGATCTAGAAGCCTGAATAGTTGAAGTTGAAAAGTTCCCCTGAAGCTCATCAAAATCCATATTAATACGATCTTGCTCAGCATAAGCAGAACCAGTAACGTCCCTGGTTTCTATAATCCTAACATCTTGATCGGGATCATCCATCTCAACAGCTCCACCAGGAACAGACCTAAACAAAGCATCTAAGTCTATATTCCTATCTCTTCTTATATGGTATCTTTTGTTAAGCGCTAACTTAACATTGTCAAACCTTTGATTCCATATATCATTGGCGGCTGCTTGTAATTCTTGCGTTAACTCGACAGTACCGGCTGGGTATAATTTATGTGACTCTACATTAACACACCCCATAACATATGGCCTTTCGCCGCTCCTTAACCAAGGATACATTTCTTGTAATGGAACTGGATCGGTTAACATATAGTCAACACCAGCTGTAAAGTAACACCAATCCTCACCGTCTCGCTTTATTATATTCTTATGAACCCAGATTATTTTATAATCTTCTACCTCTCCATAACCAGCATCATTATCGAGAGGGTCTTCTCTCGGTTCATCTCTAATTAATCTAGTGGTATTATCATCTTCATCATTAGAAGTGCTTAACAGTTCCCCCACGCTCAACTCGTTCCACTCACCACTTTCCATTTTTATTAAAACATCTTGCAAATACATAGGCACTAAATGTATAATATATGGAGTGCTTTCTAATGGGTCAGACCAATCAGAAGCTGGGTCAATCCTCAAGTTTTCTGGAGATATCACCTCTATTACAGGCTTATCTCTAATAGACGTAACTTGACTTCTTACTTTTTCGTTACCATCATAGTCAACTACAGGTTTATTATTCCTGTCAACCTCTACATAATCCTCATCTCTTTCTTCGTAATCCCAATACTGATGACTTACGCATACGCCCTGAACAGCTGCGTCTTGTAACGCAGCGGACATAGTCTGAAACCAAGGGATTGTATTAGTTAGCCTATACTGTATAACAGACTGTGAAACCACTGATGCAGCCGCTTGATTAGGATCATTAGGGTTTCTTGGTTTTATACTAACCACATCCTCGTTTGTAAAGAATGCAACATTCATTGCAGACTGTAAATTTCTTACCGCTGTTCTAGTCTTTGGCCTAAAGAATCTAGATCTTTTATCGTATGCATTGGTGTTGTATTTAGATCCCGGCGGATGATTACTATTAAACAATGATAAACTTTTATCCCACTGCCCTCTTAGGTTTGCATCAACCCACTCAGATGAATCATCATAAGCTTGCCGCGCAAGCCTAAGCCATGAATCCTCTCTAAGAGAATCTTCGTTATCTACGTTTAAAACTTCTGCCCCTTCTGTTGGCGGCTGTGGGTTAATCAAACTCATGCAGCATAATCTCCGTCAAGTTTTCCTTTCACATCCATATCTAAATCATTATATAAAGTATTATTAAATTTTCCCCTCTGCTGCCTAAACCTCTCTAATATCTCTCCTCCAGCCATCACTACTATTTTATAATCATTATCTATCTTGTCTGCATGAATGACGAAACCCCAATTACCAGACAATCTTAATGACTTTACAGTAACAACACCATCCATTACATTCACCGCCCAAAACCAACCAGGGTATTTTTTTTCTAAAGTTTCTGCAACATTCTTTGCTAATACATGATCATTAATAGAAAATATGTTAGCTTTTTCTATGTCCACTCTTCTTTCTCCCTTTATAAAAAACTCTATTTCCATTATCAAAAGTATAAGTTACAACAGGGCGTGTCCTTATTGATGGGTCAGCCTTTTCAACTAGTTGAACCCAGCTATATTCTGTATCTTTCTTTTTCATGACATTATCACTCCTGGAATAAAGTAGGGTTGCCCCACCAAAGGATACCCAGGATCATAAGGTGTAAACACAAGGTTCCCTGCTGAGTCGATAGTAAATGTGTAAGTAACCCCGACAAGTGGGGTTATAGTTCCAGTGCTCCAATTGCCTGAAACAGTCGCCCAAGTACTTGTGTCTGAAGCCCAAGTCTCCCCTTCATCAAGACCGGTTAAAGAACCAACAGACGGAGTAAATATATGTCCAGTAGTGGATACTGGGAGAAACCCAGTTAATGTTAAACTTCCAGAAGGAATATACCAAAGTTGTTGTATAGTCCTGCTAGGCGCTGTTCCGGCTAAAGTTAGAGAACCAGCGTCTGGTTGATTCTGTCCTGTCTCAACGGCACTTGGAACAAACGGAGCATAATCCCAATTGTCAGAAGAAGTCGCCCATGTCCCGCCATAATTGTTCCAGTCATAGGTCTGGATTATTTCTATTGAGGCATTCTCTGGAGAGATTGTAAAGCCTACTCCTGCCGCCGGAAGGATGCCCGTTAATGTAAGAGTGGGTGCAGTTATCCTGAAATCATACATAATCCCAGATTCAGGAGAGTACGCTGTAAAGGTTAAATCTGCTTTATCAGGAGATATACCTGTACCTACAGCAACTTGGGGAGTCGGTCCTGTTGTCCAAGTACCCGGGGTTGTTACCCATGAAGTGGTTAGTTCATCCCACTCGTAGGATTGTATTATTTCAAGATCGGTTTTATCAGGAGAAATAAACCTCGAAACACCGCCGCCCGGAGCGGAAGAACTAAGCGTTAAATCTGCTTTAGCCGGTAAGGCAACTGGACCATTCCACGCCTGGCTGAATTTTGCGTCGTCCCAATCTCCAGTTGTTGCGGCCCAAGTTGTTATAGACATTATTCTTTAGGGTATCTAGATTTTATTTCGGCAACTTTTGACTGCCAAGATTCCACAACGTCTTCTAATGCCATTTTATTTTCCTAGTCAAACTGATTATTCATAAGCAATGTGCTATTGCCCCTCTATTCCAAAAACTTAATTCCTTAAATTTCCCATATTGATCTGTTGTTAATGATGTTTTTGCGTTTGTATTACTAGAGACAATAGCACCAGAGATTTTATGAAGCCCTTTTAAGTTGTAATAATCATCCACATCTTCATAAAATTCATCTGCAACTATTGTTTTTAGATCATGCTCAAAACTTGGAATCTCCAGAAATTTGTAAATGTCCTCTAACACTTTCATAGGGCTTTTTACAAATTTATTGTATTCCACCAACAGCAAGCAATTTCTGTATTTGGAGTTATAAGCATCCTTAAAAGAAAGATATGGCAACTTAAACATTTGGGTATCCATA